CGGCTATCGAAGCGTCACGGGCTGCCTGTGAATCATCACGGGCATCCTCGGAAAGTCCTTGTGCGGCAATGCTTAAATCTTTTGCCGCGATGGAAAGGTCACGGGCTGACTCCGACAAACCTTGTGCCGTTTCAGATCCCGTCTTGGCAGTTTGTGCTAAAACACGGTCGGCACTTGCTGCATCTGCATAACCAGAGGCATAATTTTTGGATTGCAAGGCGGCTGCGGCACTTAGCCCAGCATTCGTTTCATGCGTTCCCGCACTTATGTCATGATTATGTGCGTTTGTTTCACTTATTCCTGCATTAGTCTCTGATGTTTTACTGTTCGTTTCTGATACATTGGCGGCGTCTTGCGAAACCTTTGCAGCGTTTTTGTAGATCAATGCGTTACCTTCCGACACCCCCGCATTCGTAGCGGCAAGCTCGGCGGCCACCTTTGCGGTATTAACGGCTGCGTTCCATTGTGCTTCAGTGCCCGTATATCCGTATTCAACAGCGATTTCATAAGCAGAAAGACCTTTAACGGCTTCGAGCAGCAGCGGGTCGGTAGTGGTCGCAAGCAGTGTGATTGTAACCCCAATAATCAGAGAGTAACCCGTATTTACAGACGTATCATTAAACGTACCATCGGATTCAATGAAATTAAGTTCACCAATCAGGGTTTTCCGTATGCCGAAACTTGAATCATCAATAGATAGATACAATTTCTGCATACCGTAATATCTTGCCGTTAGAACGGACGACATTTCAACACGAATAATCCCACCTACCAAAGTTGAGACCAAAAGTTCCGTGCCTAGATAGACATAGAAATGTTGCAAGTGGCTTTGGTCGTACTCTGTGTTAGGTCGGAAACCGATTGTAAGGCTATCGCCTTGAATAACTGTTTTTAGTATGCTCATAGCCATCCGATTTTATTGTAGGTTTTTTGTGGAAAATAAATCAAATTCTGCATTGTCAGATACCCTTTGCAGTCATCCCAAAGTTGCCCTGCATCGGCCAAACATTGATTGACCATGTTATTGATCTCTGCTGATGAAATACGTTGGAAGCCTTCGCCCGTGTGAGTAACAAAACCTGAAGGGGTATCCTTTGCGAAAGAGGAACGAATGTACCGTGCATACAGTAGATAGCACAGGACGTACTTTAATCCGTCAAAGGCGTACTCATAACCATCAGAGGCTGTATAAGTACCCCCAGCCATTAAAGTGGCGTAGGCGGTCGGATTCCTGCGTAATTCCTGGTAGAAGTAACTGCCCACATACCGAACCACGTCCGTAGCTTCGACCTCTCTTTGCAATTGCTCGAAAACGCCCGTATTATTTTTGTCCAGCGGTTTGATTCGCTGCTGGTCCGCTAACGTCCACAGTGCCATAGGATTTTTGTTTAATGTTAAAATTAGCGTTCCTTAAAACTTCATTATCAGAATGGGAAAATATGTCTTTCAGCCACTGAGAAATTGCTGAACGAATGTCAGAGGTTTGGGTGTTGAAGAAATTAAACGCTTCTGTAAAAGCTGCCCCAGACGTTCCGAACATGGTATTATCTGACGAGTCAATCAGAATTTTAGGAATAGCACAAACAGCCTTTCTAATATTGTTCGCCACCGATTGTTCGTAACTCTCGAAAATCTTATCGTCGATGTTCTGTTCAATCTTTTTCAGGTCGAACGTAGAGGATGCGATAAACTTACCTTCACTATCAAACTGTGCATCAGCTAAAAGTATTGAGCCTTGATGTTCACCGCCTTGGAATTTCTTCAGAACGGATTTAAAAGCGTCCTCGTCTGCCTTGTCTGTGTATTCTGTGTGGAAAAGTATGTACTTGGCAAAGAATCCCGTCCGTAATTCGCCATTTTTAAAGCTCGAAATCTGACTTTCGGTGTCTGCATCCTCAATTACGGGGTCAATAAACGACAACGGATAGACGTATTCATCATCCAAACGCATGAAAGCGACCTGACCCGTCCAGTTTTCCTGCTTAAATTGGTCTAAAATAACCTCTTTAATAGGGTTGTAAACGTCCAAAACCTTCACGTTCTTTGGTTTATAGCCTATTTTTGAGCCTTCCCACTCATCGCAAACGTGCACTTTGCCTGAATATCCTAAAGAATCAGCCTTGCCAAAGCGTCCATAACGGTAGGGTAGATGTTTTACGGCTGAAATTTGAGCGTTTCCAGTCCATTGAATCTCTAAAAAAGCCCCTTTGTGCTTGGAAATTGGGTCGGCTATCTGGGAAAGTAGTTTGTAAAGGGTCGTTTTGCCCATGAAATCAGAGTAAACGACAATGGAATTTAACGCAGTATCTTCGAATCCGTCCCCGATAATAAACTTCCGTAGCATTTCGACCGAAGTCTTAGCCGTAACGGACGAGTTGATTATGCGCTCAATGCGTTGAGGGTAGGCGTTATCTGAGCCGTTGTTAAAGATGCCTTTCTGGGGGTCTTTCTTAACCTCATTTCGTGGCGGAAGCTGGCTGAGTTCGAGCTTCATTTTTTTGCATTTTGCACAGGTTTTTTAACTTCTGCTATTGATTTTTCGACAACAGGAATAGAGCCGAACAAACGAATGTACAGACGTTCATCGGTTTTCAGAATTTCAGCTTTCTTTTCTTCAGACATTGTACGGTCGTAATACTGACCATTGTAATATACATCGTTGTGCATCGTGTTTCGGTTTTTGTAGTCCTCTCGAACATACGATAAATAAGACTTGAATTTGCAGTCGCAGGCATCGGGCTGTTGTCCCGTAAGTCTGGACCATTCTCGAACGATTGTCATTATCATCTCGCCTGACTTGAGTATGTCCTTGTCAGGCGAGAGTAATGTTTCCTCTAAGGTCACGATTCAGTTGCTACCAAAAGAGCCAAAGTGATAGCGTAGGAAGTCAGCCACAACGGATAAACGCTGTAAACTTCTTCCATCCCTGCACGACTTTCGAAAGTAACTTTCGTAACTGCATTGTTGTCGTTGGCCATCTGAGTCTGAGCCGATTTCCAGAGTCCGTTGTTCACTCCATAAGCCAGAAAACAACCTTCTGTCTGCGAGCCGTTCACTTCGACAACTACAAATACATCATCAGCCAGGTCGATGTTTGCACGTTCAGCAGCCGTAGCAGAGAACGTATCTACACTGAAAGTATGCTTGTATCCTGTTGGAAAGTTTTCAGCAATAACTGCCGAAGAGCCAGCGTTCATGAAATCTTTGAATCCTTCAATGTTGTATGAAGTTTTGCCAGAACCTTTGACCAGGTTGATAATTTTATTGCCGGTAAAAGTCAGGGCATGATTGTCCATTTTGTTGAAAATCCATGCTTTCGGTTTCAAACCCTTAACAGGTCGTGTCGTATTGGCGATGGATGCGGTTAGTAAGTTTGCCATATTGTTTTAATTTTTATTGAGGTACATATGATATATCTTGTCCTGTGAGGGGGAATATATAAATTGTTCCACTGAAGTTTGCTACATCTAAAATAAGGGCTGATGCCACGAAATGATAATCAATAACATCAATGCCTGCGATAGTTACAACCTTACCGTTAAGATCGCTTATCAAAAATCCGCTTGTGGTATTAAAGGATATAATCCCAGGATCTTCTCCAACGGCTTCACGAACCGATAACATCAATTCTACAATGTCATCCGTTTGGCCTGTGCCAAAATTGATGGTGTATTCCTCGTATTCCTCCTCCATGTCTGTACGGCTTTCATAGGTCGCTGTTACCATTGCGGCGTTATCGTTTGCCATCTGAGCCTGAGAAGACTTCCAAAGGCCATTTTGCGCCCCATAGACAGCATATCCTCCACGGTTCTTCCTTACGATTACCATGATAGCGTCCATCTCGTCCAAAGCCTTGCGATCGGCAGCAGACATCAGCGACTTAATAGCCGTAAACGAGTGCTTATAGGCCGTAGGTTTGGTTTCCGACACAACAGCCGTGTGACCTGCATTCAGCCCAAACTTGGTGGCCGTGATTGTAGGATACCACAACTGATCAGGAATTAATTTCGTGATCTCATTTTTAGCCGTAGCCGAAAATGTAATGTCGGTATTAATCCACGGAATAATCCAAGCCGTAGGCTGTATTCCTTTCGGAAAAGGAGTGGAGGCGTTAATTATCGTTTGTGTTATGCTCATCGTTTTTGAGTATAAGGGGGCAGCCGTAGCCACCCCCAAATGATTAATAAGCTACTGAAATCAAAGCAGGACGAAGAACCTTCACGTCCATATCAAAAGCGTAACGCATGATGTTCACACGGTCTTTCTGATAGTAGAACGATTCGATTTTCTTGATGTCGCTGTCGGACAACGTGGCGAAAGGAACATTTTCGGGAGTGGTGAAAATGCCACGGTTAGGCAGGTTGTAGGTTGCAACAACAGGAGAAGCACCTGTCAGAATTTGCATATCGGACAGAATCTTGTTACCCACGAAAGCGGACAAATAAATGGGTTTGCCCATGTATGCCATCTTTGGAATACCATCAACAATAGCGGTCGTAAAGCCTCCGTTGGTTGCAGGTACTGTTGAAAGGTAGGTATTGTAGTTCCAGTACAAAGCGGGGGTCAATTCAAAGTATGCTTTCGGGTCAGCCTTCAACAAGTCGGAGGATTTGTCCCACATTCCTTTCAGCGCATCGTAACCAGCGGTGGCGGAAAGTGTCAACTGCAAAGCCTTGGTAGCCGTAGCATTGGCGGGAACGGTGAAGCGTGGCGTGGTTGTTGCACCTACGGCGGTAAAGATTTGTTTCCACCATCCATCAATCGAATTGTAAAAACGAATGTCCACACCAGTTTTGATGTATCCTGCATTGGTATCCAATACGGCAGCGGTGTC